AGCCGACGTCGGCGTGTTGGAGCTCGACTTCTTTGAGGAGATCAAGTCGAACGCACAGCGCCAGCATGACTACATGGACGGCAACAGGAATTCGATCCTGAGCGCTGAGTTCAAGAAGGCGCATCCCGCTGAGGACGGGTATCTTGCTGTCGGCGACGTCTGGACGACGTATGCACACTACGGAAGACCAGACAATTCGGCTCGGATGACTGCGGCCTGGCGTCAGGCGAAAGAGGACTTCTACAAAGGACTGGTGTGGTTGTGAAACTGTTCATTCCCGCGGTGGGCTATCGCATCAAGTTGACGAAGGACTGGAATTTCGACCTGTACCACGAGAGCAGAAACAACACACTACTCGAGAAAGTGCTGGGAACAGAGGCGTTCGACAATCTGACGTACGACTGGCGAAAGCCGGGATCGACGCCGGCTTGCATCGGTCGCGACACGGTACTCGAAGTCGATCGAGTCTATGTTCGAACTGCAAACAAGGCAAGGACAGGCGAGGACGATTACGACAGCGTCACGTTCAAGGTCATCGATGACACAAAGAAGAAGTGTCGCTTTTGGGCCAAGCTCGTGGATGTTAACACGATTGAGTACGAGCTTCCTCCGAACCACACAGCTGGGAAAGACGCTGCGAAGGAACGCTCGACGAAGCGCAAGAAACTCGATCCTCACAAGATCCGCGATCAGATCTCCAGCGCGTGTTACACTTACACTGCTAGACGAGGCGGGACACCACCTTCGTGGTTCTCAAAAGATGTCGTCAACAACCTGAAGAAGCTCGAGACTGAGTACGTTCGGCTCTTCGAACCCTACGAACGTGCAAAGCACGAAAAGGCGCTTGCAGATCGTCGAGCTCAGCTCGAACTCGATCTTGCAACCGGCAAGTTGTCTCTTCCTGTCGGCATTGCAAGTCAGGTCAAGAGCGTCGATGACCTCAAGAAGTTCGGGCTGTACGACAACTGGTTCGGTAATCGTGAATTCGAGTTGCGATGCGCCACGTGGGACTACATTCTCACCTATCGCGTCATCGGAAGCTACGGTTACACCGGTGAACGTGTCTTTTCAAAGATGCCTGACGGTACGCGCTGCAGGACATTCAGGCCGGCGCCGCCGGACAAGTCAAGTTCTTGGGAGAAAGACGCGCCCGACCTCAGTCACATGTGGGTGAAGGTCTACACCGACGTAGAGGGCTTCGACATCATCAAGATCGAGTCGGGCATCGACGTACGATGATCAAGTACTTCTTGTCAGGCGACCTCGTCAGGTCTGATCGGCCGGTGAAGTCTCATCTGCCTGCCGACGAGGCTCAACGCATCGGCATCGTCCTGTGTCATGTTCCGGGACGAGAACGTGACAATCCGTTCGCATGTGCGGCCGTCCAGGTCATGTGGTTCGGTCCACGACACGGACATCCCTTTGTGACCATCGAGGTCGATCACCGCCTCGTACACGTCTGACATCGAGACAACTGCGCGTGTCGACCGTATGTTTCCCTATCACTGGTCCGAAGAAACCACGTGGGTCAAACCGTGGGCCGTCAATGGGTGTGTAAGCCACCAGCGAGGAATGGTAGACTAGGAACATGAAGACACACGGAAACGTCAACCCGCTCGCCCGCCACGTCACCAAGTCATACGTCTACCGCAATGCGCGGCCGTCGATCGTCATCGAGTCGAGGGGTGGGAAGCAGTTGGGGAATTGCTACCACGCTTCCTACTATCGAGTGACGTCGCTTCGGAAGCTCACAAAGGAGACGATCGACGGCATGTTCAGGCTGGGCCTCATCGGCTACGGCCAGGAGTTTTGCATCCTGACGAAGTGCGACGGTTCTGAGGAACCCGCAGGCACCGACACCGTGCCTTGCGTCGTCATCGACGAGGGCACCGGTGAGGTCATCGACGAGCCGGCGATCAACCCGTATTCGGGTGAGCCGTACGGTCCCAACATGCAGCCATACTACGTCTACGACACCGAGTCTCGCTGTGACTCGGGCGATTGATACACGTGCAAGTCGCTGCGGCGACGTGGTAAGATGAGACCATGAAGGCAAGGTTGAATCACGTATTGGTGCGCTCAAGCGACGATGGTTGCTTCGTCGTCGGTCCCGTGTGGGAAGGCGTCGACAGATCGTACACTCACGGTTGGGAAGTCAAAGAGAAGCTCGTCAAGCGTCTCGTGGCAGCACTCGAAGGTGAAGCAGCGAAGGTCACTGACCCGAAGGTCATGACAGACATCAATGGCAAGACGTACGTCAGCTTCGACCTGCCCGTGATGGGTCGCACGATGAATGCCGACCTCAAGAGACTGGGTTACTGAGATGGACATCGCGTTCAACACGTGTTCGCTTGTACGCATTACCGTGTGTGAGATCGCATTCCACTTCGGCGTGTACCCACATGAGGACAGCGTCTACAAGACTCGCAAGGGCCGTGAAGAGGTCGTCGATTACGACTACTGGCTTTGGGGACGTGCGACCGAGATGTACGACCACAGCCTCGAGTACTTCGGGCTCGGACCGTTCCTTTTCGTCGTCTGGATGCCGTGATGGGCAACATCGTCTGCTACGACGACCCGTGTCCAAACTGCGGCAAACACCACCGCAAGTACCCGCAGGCATGCGTCGACTCCGTTCACGATCAACTCATTGAGACGCAGCTCGAACAGGACGAGACGTTTCAGGTGTTGGCTGAAGCTCGCGTCGAAGACATGCGTTCGTACGCAGGCTTCTGGGAACTGCTCGGTGACGACAGTGAGCGCGAAGGTGACGTTGAGTGATGAAGTTGTAACGCATTCCTTGCCCTTCTAACACGGTCGGATATACGTATTTGCATGAGATGCATTTATGTGATTCGTAATCTGGTCAACGGAAAAGTCTATGTTGGTCAGACACGAAATTTTGCCATTCGCAGGGCAGGACACCTGTACGCGGCGCGAAAAGGTCTGAAGCGACCTTTGTATGCTGCAATACGCAAATACGGTGAAGTCAACTTCTTGTTTGAAATCTTAGAAGAATGTCAAGATGATGACGTCAATGAGCGTGAACGATTTTGGGTCAAACAGCTTGATTCGTTCAACTCGTTACATGGGTACAATCTGACAAGCGGTGGAGAGCAAGGAAAAGACATGTCAGATCTGACAAGACAAAGGCTGAGCGAATCTCTTAGTGGTCTTGAAAAATCACTCGATCATCGCAAAAAGATCAGCAACGCTAGATTAGGGTGGGTTGGCCTTCGCGGCGACGCAAACCCAAATCGCAAACGTGTTCTTGAAGGTCGACCATTGAAAGAATCAACTCGACAAGTGTTAAGTCGATTGGCGTCTCAAAGAACGGGTGAGAAGAATTCAAATGCCAAACTGACAGAAGGTATCGTAAGATGCATCAAGCAACGACTTGCGGCTGGTGCCACCGTGGCTGACGTTGTCAGAGAATTTGACATCAGTCGTTCACAGGTGAATCGAATAAAGTCAGGACAACACTGGACACACGTAAGGGTAGAAGCATGAAGATTCTCTTTCTGGACGGGTACAATCTCTTTCATCGAGCGCGCAGTGGGTTCCAGTTGGGAGAATTTAACGTTGTGTACAATTTCATGCGTCAACTCAAGGCGCTTGTTGACATGCACAAACCAACACGTGTATATCTGACTCTCGAGGGACACCCGAAGAAGCGGTACGAGCTCATGGCTGAGTACAAGGCGAACCGTCACATCGTCGTGAAGCCTGACGCTACGCCCGAGGAAATAGTCGAGTACGAGAAGAAGCGCAAGTCCGAGGAAGACTACAGGCGTCAGCAGGGCGTCATCGTCGAGGTCCTGACGAAGATGTTTCCGATCAGCGTGATGCGTCACGCGGACTACGAGGCCGATGACCTCATCTACAACGTCATCAACAACGCATCACGTGCTGTTGAGTTCACGGTCGTGTCGACTGACACCGACTTCATCCAACTCCTGCAGAAGTTCCCGAACGTCAAGCTCTACAACCCTGTCACGAAGATGTTCGTCGAGGCTCCAAGCTACGATTACATCACCTGGAAAGCTCTTAGGGGCGACGGCAGCGACAATATCCCGGGCATCCCGGGCATCGGTGACAAGCTAGCCGAAGACGTCATGGGAGACGACGTGAAGTTGTCGACGCTGATGGATGAACACGGCGCCACGTTCCTGCGAAATATCGAGCTCATCCAATTCCCCCAATGGTCGCTGTCAGAGATGGCTACGATGGAATCTAGCGCTCCCGTGAAGGACTGGGAGACATTGGCCCACCTCTTCGAATCTTGGCAATTCAAGTCGATGCTCAAGGAACCGTACTGGTCGAAGTTCAAGGCGACGTTCGACACGTTGTGGGGACCAACACATGAGTAAGAAGTTGAATACCAACCCGCAAGCTAAGGGTATCCGCGCGGCAAAGATCTCGCCAGGTGACCTGCTTCTCCACGACCCAAATGCATACGTCAATCTGTGTTTGATGTTTCCTCACGATGCAAGGACCATCGACGAAATTCCGGCCCTGACGTTGCCCGACGGTTACATGCTTGCGCTGCTCGAGACGAAAGACATCGTTCTCATTTCAAAGACGCCTCCAGTCATTTGGCTCTTTGACAAGAAAGCGTTGACATGGACGCAGGCTTAGTGCACTGAGAGAATTTGCGCCTACATAGCTTGGGAGGTGTTCCATGTCAAAGCTAGCTCGTCTGGCAGGCTACGTTTGGGCCGCGCCGTTGACAGCGTTTGGCCTTGTGTACGTCCTCGTGTTCTCACTGTTGGGCTGGTACAAAAGCCTGGGCAGGTTTGATGACGCACTTGCGTGGTGCCTCGTCATAGAGAAAGCACCCAAGTGGCTGAACAAGCTGTGGACGGGATGGGGCGCTCACACCATCGGCAACGTCGTGGTATTGCGCGCGGCGCCAGACAACGACAAAGCGAAGATCATTCTTCGACACGAACAGGAACACGTTCGTCAGTACATGATCCTCGGCATCTTCTGGCCGGTGTTTTACTTCTCAGCGTACCTCGCTCTGAAGTTTTGCCGCAATTCGCACCCGTACTACGACAATCCATTTGAGATTGATGCTCGTCGGGCCGCAGGTCAGGCAGTCGATGTCATCGGTGCGCTTCGGCGCGCCGTCGCGCTCGGGAAGATCAAGCTGCCTCCAAAGGGCGATCAATCGTCCTAGTTATCGGCATGAAGATCAGGCTGAAGACGCTCAAGCGCATTCTCAAAGAAGAAGCAATCGCACCTCCTGCAGCCGGCGGGGGCGGAAGTGGTGGCCTCAGCAAGCTCCTCGACGACATGGCAACACAGTTCGCGGCCAAGATGCGCGCGGCGTATCCTCAGGCTGAAGAAGCGATCCAACAGGAGGCCAACGACCTTAAGGTCCAATTGACTGCTCAGATCAAGGCTTCAGCAGCGAAGATCAAAATGGCGGCAGGCAAGCCGTCCTGAACCGCAGCACACAAGCTCTTTGACTTGCATACTTAACAGTATGAAGTCGTCACAAGCAGGTCTCGCGTTCGTCGCCCAAGAAGAAGGCACAGTACTACACGTCTACAAGGACGTTGCTGGGTACGACACGATCGGCATCGGGCACCTTTTGTCTGCGGCAGAGAAAGCGTCTGGCGTGTTTGCAAAAGGCATCACACGTCAACAGGCGATCGACCTGCTCGCACGTGACATTGTCATCTACGAATCGGCTGTCAACAAAGCGGTCACTGTACCGCTGACGCAGAACCAATTTGACGCGCTCGTCTCATTCGCGTTCAACGAAGGTGGAGGTGCGTTGACAAGTTCTGGTTTGCTAGCGAAACTCAACAAGGGCGACGTTGCTGGTGCTGCTGACGAGTTCCTAAAATGGTGCAAGGTCCGAATCAACGGTCAACTTGTCACCAACGAAGGTCTATTGAATCGTCGAAAGCGCGAGCGCGCTGTCTTTCTGAAGCCCGACGTCCAGGTGCCCGTGCCTACGCCTCCCGCTCCTGTAGAGCCGACGCCAGTTCCCGAGCCAGAACCCACTCCCGTAGAACCGACGCCTGAACCTGTCCCAGTTCCTGTAACGCCTCCTGCGCCGATCGTCCCGGTGAAGCCGTTCACGCTAAAGTCGCTCATTGACTTGATCGTTTCATTGTTGAAAGCTTTCTTTGGAAAGGGCAAGTGATGCCTACGTACAAACTCTCTTGGCGACCTGATGCAAGTCAACCTGGCGTACACTCAGACGCGCTGCTCGCCGACAACATTCAGCACGTTCAGGCCGCGGGAGCCGCGGTTGCAAATCCCGGCGTTGAGACGAACGGTGTACTTGACCTGCGTCAGTGGTGCTCTCCGATCGAGAATCAGTTCCAAATCTCTGAGTGTGTAGCAGACAGCACGACTTCTGGTCTCGAGTTCCTTGCAATCAGAAATGGCAAACCTCACGTCAATCTGTCGCGACTGTTCTTGTACTACAACGCTCGCCTACAGATGCAAGAGACTGACAAGGACGAAGGTACCTACATCAGGCTAGCATTCGCATCATTGACCACGCTGGGAACGTGTACTGAGGCCACATGGGCATACGACGCCAACAACGTGTTCATTCGTCCTTCATGGGCATCGTATCGAGAGGCGTACCCACACAAGATCAAGAGCTTCTATCGCATTGATGCAACGAACAGTGTTGAGTTGAGAGTAGCTATCAAACAGGCACTTCATGCACAGCACCCGGTCGTGTTTGGCATGACAGTCGATCAAGACTACATGAACACCGGAAGTGATGGCATGGTGACGATGCCAAAATCAACTCGTGTTCGTGAAGGTGGACACGCTCAATTGATCGTCGGCTACGACGACAATGCTCAACGTTGGATCGTCAAGAACAGTTGGGGCTTGGGTTGGGGCGATAATGGTTACGGATACATTCCGTATGAGTACCTTGACGTCTCAGGCGCGAACGACTTTTGGGTTCCGTTCGCCGCGAGTTCTGCACACGATGTCACGACAGTGACGGTGACGCCACCATGAGCAAAGAACTGCTTCGTCAGTACATCCGCGAGTCGCTGAGCGACATGCAATTCATCAAACATCTTGAGACTGGTCTAAGTTTCTACGGTAGCGGTGAACACGACGAGGCAAGTCAAATTGCCCGTGATTGGCTTGAAGAGGTCGAACTCGACCAGGACAACCTACTAGCACCAGGTCATGTCTACAGAATCGAGAAGTTCATTGCAAATGAATGGCCGGGCATTCTCGAACAGTACCGAGGTAACAAACGCATGGCATTGATCGCAATGAACAACATGCTCGCCGCGAACTTTGCGTCACTTCGATGACGTATTACGTTTACATTGATTGGACGTGTGAAGACGTACCTCGACCGTTCTATGTCGGCAAAGGCAACGAAAATCGTGTGTTGTTTGAGAGTCGCAACAAACATCATGATCGAATTGCCGTAAAGTACGGAATGCATAGAGAATTAGTGTTTGCGACATCTGTTGAACAACTTGCGCTTGACGCAGAGATTGAGTTGATTGCAGCATATAAGACGTTCGTCTATGCGCCTGATTACGTTTTTGGTGCGAACTACACACGAGGAGGTGAGGGCACGTCTGGGTTTCATCACTCTCAAGAAACGCTTATGAAAAACAGTGAAACGATGCGCCGGCTTCATTCCCAATTCGAGTTCAAGCTTAAACACGCTAACGGAATAAAGGAATCTGCTCTCAAACCAGGCGCTCGTGATAAGAGGGTTGAAGCAGCAAAGAAAGCCTGTTCAAGAGCCGAAGTAAAGGCAAAGCGTAGTGATTCACAAAAACGCTCATGGACAGATATTGAAATCAAACAACGGCGCGTTGAATCAACACAAAATGCTTTACGAGTATTGAATATTGTTCGTCGACAAAAACGCGCAGAACTACATCGTAAGATCGTTGAACTCATTGCTAGTGGTGTCCCACGATTGGCAATCGCTGAACAACTAGGTACTAAGCTTTATGATGTATACAAAGCAACAAGGTTGCACAATCGTGCAAAGAGAACAGGTTGACAATGGGCATTAAGACATCACGTCGTGACAAGGGAATGTCAGGACATATCAGCTCGCTCATGGCGATTGCATTCATCGTTTTGAGCTGCAAAAACAACGGTGGGCTCGTAACGCCAAACCCTCCAGTCGTCACCGACCAGGCGTCGTGTCAAGCAGCATGCGCCAATCTCGCGAATCTCGGTTGTCAGGAAGCGCTTCCCATTGACATGGGAACTGCGTGCAATTCAACGTCTGATTGTAAAGACGTTGACGGAAATACGGATGCAACGCAGTTTTGCATTTCGTCGAAGTGCATGACCTCTTGCACCAACTTCTGCATCGTCACTGAGAATCAAGGTGTGTGGTTGGATCCTGTTTGCGTATCTCACATCACGAAGTGCAGTGACATCGATTCGTGCCCGGCTCCTGTGAAACCTACTCCTACCAACACGTGTACGGGTCCCGCGTGTCCTACGACACGCCCTGGGAAGTGAAAACACGTGGCCAAACATGGTACGATTCTGTTGAGGCAATACATCCGAGAAGTCTTGGGTGGACCAAATCCTGCCGCAACTGGAAAAGATCAACATGCGGGCAATTTGTATTCAACAGGCTCACGCACGCTGCCAGGTGCAGCAGTGAAGAGCGCTAACAGTAACGTCCTCGACGATGAAGCCAACGAAGAACAAGCTGCGATGCAAAAGTCTCCGCAGGCTGCGTGTTGTTTGATCCTCAGCGACAATGGCATGGTTCTCGCGGTATCTCGCAGGGACGATCCGACCGCATTTGGCTTGCCCGGAGGTAAGGTCGATCCGGGCGAAACACCCGGGCGGGCAGCAGCGAGAGAGCTTCAAGAGGAGACGGGTCTGATTGCGACGAGCCTTCACAAGGTGTTCGTACGCAAGGAAGCTGATGGTTACACAACGCATACGTTTGCTTGTGAAGTCGAAGGTCAGTTCGACACGCAAGAGAGCGGTGTGGTCAGGTGGGTCACGCCCGAGACGCTCTTCAATGGTCCCTTCGGCGACTACAACAAACGCCTGTGGGCGCACCTAGGATTACCAACGTCAGACAAGTGAATATTTCGGACAGCTCGATGTAAGGTCGAGATATGAGTGTCATCGAAAAGGGCGTTGAAGGTCTATTGACGTTGGCCGATAAGACCGGCGTCGCAGTGTCAAGTGTGAAGGACGGGCACGTACTCGTCTTCACGAAGAAACACCTCGAGGGAATTCTAGCGGCGATCACTGAGTCAGGTCAGGACAAATGTGTCGTCTTCGTCAAGGACGGCAAGACAATCAGCTGATGAACATCTTCATCCTCGACGAGGATCCTGTCATTGCTGCACAACAGCAATGCAACAAGCACGTCGTCAAGATGATCCTGGAGTCTGCGCAACTACTAGTCACCGCATTCCCACCCGGGGCGATGACGTATAAGCACACGCACTTCAATCACCCATGTGGGAAATGGATGCGCTCGTCACTTCAGAACTTCAAGTGGTTACTCGCTCACGGTGCGGCGCTCTGCGAAGAATACACGAAACGTTACGGCAAGACACACAAGACAGAGAGTGTCATCTACTATATGCTTGACGTCAATCCTGACCTACCCGATATCGGCCTGACACCTTTCGTTCGTGCAATCAAGGAACCGTGGAAAACGCAGACATTGCACATGTCGATCACTGAAGCGTACCATCAGTACTACATCGGTGACAAGGCGAGATTCGCTCGGTGGGCGCCACGAGCTGTCGCACCTTCGTGGTGGCCTTTCAAGGAAGAAACACAGTGAAGAAGTCGAAGAAGTCAACAGGGTCGTTGAAGGCAGAATTGGACTCTGTCTATCCTCCGTTTCAGCAGCGAGTGCACCGCAAGGGAGGCATGCTCGATGAAGAGCTAATGTCACTCACGTCTCGGATGGATGCAGATCCAGCGCTCTATCACCCTGAACAGGTGACCGCAGATCAGGTCAACAACGACGTCACGCCGCTCGACGACCTGTTGGGCGAAGCGCTCATCAAGGAAGGCAAAGTCGCCTTTCTCGTCATGGCTGGAGGAGCTGGAAGTCGTTATGGAGCGCCTAAGGCGTTCGCTCGAATCCCGGGCATCGACCTATCGCTGTTGGGTTGGAAACTTCTACAGTGCGGCAACATGCCTGCATGGGTCATGACTTCGCCAGGACAGACGCAGGAGGTACAACGCCACATTTCAACGCTGGCAGTTCCGATGGGTATGAACGGCGTGATCTTCGAACAATTCGAGGGCTACCGCCTGACGCCAGACAATCGACTGAGCATTGTCGATGGCATTCCTGACTTGTACCCGCTCGGACACGGAGACGTCGGACCCGCGCTTGTCGAAGCAGGCGTCCTCGCCGATAATCCTGACGTCAAACACGTCGTCATATGCAACGTCGATAACGTCATGGCCTCGCCGCATCCAGGCGTCATCGGCAGACACGTACGC